ATGGACTCAAGATTATAAAGAGTTTATTGAAACATTAATGATAAATAAAGAAAAAAATTATATTAAAGATTATTCTGATATGTCTACTGAATCAAATGTAGAATTTATTATTCAATTTTATCCAAAAGTTATTACTAAACTTTTAATGGAAAAGCATGATTATGGACTTGAAGGAATTGAAAAATATTTAAAATTATATACTACACAGAGTACTACTAATATGCATTTATTTAATGAAAAAGAACAATTAAAAAAATATGATACAATTTATCAAATTGTACATGAATATTATAGTATTCGTCTAGAATATTATAATAAAAGGAAACTTTATCTTATTGATTTGCTATCTAAAGAATTAATTACTTTATCAAATAAAGCTAAATATATCAAAGGTAATTTAGATGATAAAATTGATCTTAGAAAAAAAACTAAAGAACAAATTAATACTTTACTTGAAACTATGAAATTTGATAAAGATTTAGAAAATGGAAATTACAATTATCTTACAAAGATGCCTATGGATAGTGTATGTCAAGAAAATGTAGATAAATTAATGAAAGAACATGGTGATAAAAAAATAGAGTTGGAAAAAATACAAAATTCTAAAATACAAAATTTATGGCTTCTTGAATTAGATAATTTAAAAAAACTTTACAATGAATTTCTAAATGAGGATAAAGAAGAAGTTACTACTAATGAATCTAAAAAATCCAAAAAGAAAAATTAAAACCAAGGTTTCAATTCTAATGTTTTATCAGTTTTATTAGAATATAAAGGTGCACTCATTGGTACATGCATTTTACTTGAATCTTCTTTATATTTTAAATAAGCTACTGCTTCATTAAATACTGCATTTACGCAAAAATTTATTACATAATTGTTTAATTCTTGAATTTGTTGTGGAATATTATTATCTAAATTCTTTGAATGTTGATAAAACATACTTCTCATTACAGATACTATTTGGTCTTGTGGTTGTTGATCTACTAATATTTTTTGATTTGATCTATCATAAACGCCTTTTCTTAATGCGTTTTGAATAATTTGTATATTTTCTTGAGAGAAATATGCATCTGATAAACGTGTTCTTTCAAATGTTCCTGTTAAAACATTACTATAATCTGTTTTTGTAGTTAAAGGTATTTTATCCATCATAGAAAATTTAGTAGAAACATTGGGACCCATAATATTTACTCTTCCATTTGCACTATTATTCATTTTATAATTTTATATATAATAATATTTTATTATTATATTTTATAATATATAATATGAATACATTTCAAAAAACAGTTTTAACTATATCTATTGTTGTTTTAATTTTTTCACTTATTATTTTAGGTTTATTTTTAGCTAAATCATTATTTGAAGATTCATATCCTCCTGTTATATCTGATTGTCCTGATTATTGGGATGTTAGTTATAATGTAAATGATGAAGTTGTATGTAAAAATACATCCACAATTAATAACGGTAGAGGTGATGTTCCTGGTGGAGAATGTAATGATTATCCTGTAAATCAATTTTTAGTTAGTGGAGCACAAAATGATGATATTTTATGTGAAAAATATAAATGGTCTAAAAAATGTGATATTACTTGGGATGGAGTTACTAATAATAATAAAGCTTGTGATTTAGGATATTATTAATTTATTTATTATTTTTTTTTAAAACTATATAATATTATATTTTTTATAATATTATAATGATAATTAGTGAAAATATTGTTGAAATATTATCAAGATATTTACTTACTGTTAATAATTACAATAGATTTTTTTTTAAAAACATCTCTATTTACAAAGATACTAACTTCCTTAAAAATTTACATGTTAAAGGATTATTATTAATCAATAATATATTTAATATATCTTTACTTTATTTAGACTCTCTTATTGATATATATAATCTTTGTGAAAAAGGTTATGTTTATTTTGTTGAATTTGTTAATCAAATTAATATTACTAATTCATTTGAATCTAATTCATTTGAATTAACATTAAAAGATGCTGTTATTTTTAGTTATAAAAAAACTATTTTTACATTTGATAATACTATACAAACCTCTATTTCTAATACTAATAAATTTAAACTTAAAATTATTAATACAATTATTTCTATAATTAATAATTCTTCAATTATAGTTAATAGCAAAATTTATAATTTATATAATAATCACACTAATGAACAAAATATTTTTGATCAAGAAATTAATACTATTACTTTAAATTTATCAAAACTTATTAAAAAAATTTTTATTGCTACTGATTTAAATTCTAAACAACTTGAATTCAATCAAAACCTACTTATATATTTAGACAATATTTCTATATTTCTTAATTTTATTAACCAAAATTATAATATGTTAAATCATTTAAATTTAGAAGAATTTCATAAAAATATTCTCATCTTTATAGAAAAATATATTTCTAAAAAAATATTTCAAAAAAAAATAGATATTTTTTCTTCTATACATACTGATTCATTAAAAACATTAGAAAAATATGAAAATATACAACCTCTAATTAATTCTATTTGTAAATCTATTTAATATATATCATTTTTTTTCTTGTTTTACTTGGCTGTTTTTTTTCTTTTTCTAGACTCTTATCTATAATTTTAGTCATTATTTCTTTATATTCACTTATCAATATATTTTTTACATATTCATATACTATTTTTAATACATCTTCGCCACATTTTCCAACTATTAAAATACTACCTGTTCTAAATATCATATATGAAATTTTTTGTATATTTTTATCTTTTTTTATATTACTATCTAAATTTAATGTATTACTAATACCAACTTTATTTAAATAATCATAATAATAAACACACTGAATCCCTGGATAAGAACATGGATCATATGAAGCATTTATATGATATTTATATCTTAATAAATTAAATAATATCTCTCTATCTATATAAAATCCACAATTAAAATTTGAATTAATTAATACATTTTCTGTTTTATCATACAATATTTCTAATTTATTATTTAAAATTTCTTCTAAAATTTTTACTATATTAATTAATACAATTTCTAATATTTCATCATTTTGAATACCTGGAATTTCTAATTTTCCTGTATTAAATATTTTTACATGAATCTCTTTAAATAATCCTTTATAAAGAACTCTTAATGTTACTACAAAACAATTGTAAAATGCACTCTTTTCTTTTGTTCGCGTATAAATTAAATCTTTTTTACATAATCCTACACTTATTTTTCTAACATCTTTAAACTTTATTCTACCATTTGGATTATCTACATAATTTATTATTTTTGATACATAATATGATTCATTTTTTATTAAATTTTCTAAAATTTCTAATTCTTCTTTTGTATTACAAGATATTTTTATTTGTTTTTTTATTATTCCTTCTACTTGTTTATCATAATCTTCAATCTTGATCTTCCAAAATATTGAATATATATCTAATAATTCTTTATTTAGATATATTATTTTTGTTTTAGTCGAAATATAAATATCTGAACATTTAGGAATTAAACTACTATCATTACAATATCTATTTTCCGGTTTTGTTATATTTATATCTTCATTATTATCTAAGAAATTGCTCCATTCCTCATCTATCGACATTTTCTTTATATCTTTTTTTAATTTATATTATCAATTATTTTTTAATTAATTTTAATATATTATTTTTCTAAAAATTTTTCTTTTTTATTATATAAAATGATTTCTTTATTAACTCAAGAGTTAAATAATTATGATTATGATAATCATAATCAAATAAATATTAAAAAAATATCTAATAATCCTTTTGAAAAAAAAATCGAAAAAAATGTTGAAAATAAATTCAAAACTAAATCCATCTCTATTAAAGAATGTAGCTTAAATATTAATAGTTTTAATCCCACTAAAAATTCCCCTCCTAATGAATGGCAGTTTAGACTAATTAAAAGAATTAATTCTCTCAACTCTTTAGATAATAATAATAATTAATTCACTCTTAAACAAAAATATATATAATTTATACATAAATCTTCATTGTCTAAATTATGTATTATATATTCTAACTCTCCTATCATTTCACCATTTAACATATCTAATCTATTATTTAAAATATAAGTTATATAATTTTTCAATATTAAACTCTTATTTATTTTATACTTATTTTCTAAAACATTCAAACTCTTATTAAAATTATTTATATTTTCATTCATATTTATATTTAACAAATTATTATACACATTATCATCTAAAATATTTATTTTATTATGAATATTTGACTGCATATAATTTATCATACTTCTTATATCCGAATCATAACTTTTTATTATATTTCTTATCGTCTTCTTATTCATATTTATATTTTCTTCTTTATTTATTTTATTCAAGTAACTAAATATATCATCTTCACTTAACTTATTAAATCGCACCTTTACAAACTCATATTGGAGAGAATAATCTATTTTACTTATGTAATTACATATCAAACAATATCTTATATCTTTATTATATTCTTGTATTAAACATTTTAATGCTTGTTGTGCTATTCGCGTCATATAATCTACCTCATCTAATATCACAAATTTCGTACCTTTTGAAAATAAATTATCTGATAACACAAAATTATATATATTATTTCTTATTATATCTATACCTCTCTCATCTGACGCATTCAAATGTATTACCAACGTTTTACTTTCTTCATTATTCTTTTTCTTAAATTTATTTATCAAATTTATTATTGTCGTCGTCTTTCCTATCCCCGGAGGACCATGCAATAATAAATTTGGAAAATGATTTCTCTCCAATATATTTTTAAATAATTCTCTATTATTATTATCTAAAATTATATCCTCAAATATATCTGGTCTATACTTTTCTACCCAAGGAATCGACTCTTTATTCATCTTTAATTATATTAAAATTTTTAGTTTAATATAATTTTTTTATAAATCTTATTTCTATATTTGAGAGATTTCTATTATTATACTATATATATAAGTAATGCAGCGCACTCCACATTATACTCGTCAAGTCGCCCAAGCAGAACGTCTACAACAAGAACACCAGCAACAACAACAACAACAACGAAAACTTAAAGAAAAACAACGTTATATACATTTTTTAGAATGGAAATCTGGTATAAACCTTAGTGATAAAATACAACATCAATATTTTGGTAATGTTATTGTTAATGAAAAATTTATAGATCCTGTCAGCAAGGAAGTTGTAAAGGAAGAAGAAGGAATTTTACTTGGTAACGCTATATTTCAAAGTGTAACAGCCAGACAGATTATGACACAATCCAGAGAAACAGCAGTAGCATTAAGAATACCTGGCTCTGTAGATGAAGAAGAATTTACAATTACTTTACTTGGAACTAATCCTCAAAATCCTTTGACTAGAGGACCACTTACCCAATTAGATGCTAAACTTATGTATCATTATATATATTCAGGAACTACTATGCCTTTTGATGAACATATTGAAAGAGAAATTGAAACTAGACAAACTACTAGAGCATCTGCTTTAGGCAAAAAACAAAGAAAAAAAACTAAAAAATATAAGAAAAAAAAACATAAATCTAAAAAAAAGAAAAACAAAAAATAGATTTTGAGAGATTTCTATTTTTTCTTTAATTTTTTACCTTTCTTTTTCTTTCTTCTCGTTTTTTTTAATACCTTTTTTCTTTTTTTTGTCTTCTTAGTCTTACCAAATCCCACTGCTGTTTCCTCTAAATCATAATCTTTATTTACAAAAAATAACTTATTATTTATTGCAATCCTATTGCTATGTTTTAAATCTTCTCCATATATTATATCCCTCGCTGTATCTCCACTTATCTTTCCATTCACAATTTCATCATCTGGTAAATTTAGTGAAGTTGAACTATTTATTAATCTTGAACTTTTTACTGGACTTTTACTTCTATCACTCATTTTATTATCTAGTGAGATTTTAATTTTCCTATAATTTTGACCTCACTATAAATTCATACATAGTTGGATTCCATTCCCTAAAATCTCTCAAATATCTTAACATCCTAAATCTACCTACCAAAACTCTCGTTTTATAACACCTCCATAATGATTGAATCTTTATTGCCTTTTTTGTATAACCACAAGTATACCATCTTCTATAATACATTATAATTTCTATTAATTCTCTCGGCAAACTATCCCAATTCATAATATTACGAGAGATTAGTTTGTGCTAATTCCCAATCTTTATGTTTCTTTGTTTTTAAATGTTGCTGTTTATGGTCATTTGTATATTTACCACCACATTCACAGGTATTTTTATAATATTTATGTGCTTTTATTGCTTCAGAATTTTCTTCTCTATATTGTTTATCTTGTTCTTTTTTATATTCTTTATTATCTCTCCTCCATATTGCTGTATATTCTTTTTGATATTCTTGTAAATCTTCTTTACTTCTAAATGCTTTTTTCATATTTAATTTCGCATCTAATTCTTTTCTCCATTTTTCTTCAATTTTGTGTGCTTCTTTATCTGTTTGTATTGTTAAATCACATTTTTCTAATTGTATCATATTCCAATTATCATAACCACCATATTCTCTCATCGTTTTATATTTTAATTGATTATGTTTTTCACTATTTGGATTATTGCAATTATCTTTATGACTTTGTTTTCTCTCATCCCAATCATATGTAGAACCTACATAAATATCATGACATTCTTTAGCATTATTACATTCTAGTTTATAAATGTAATATTGTGGCATTAATTTATAATATTTTTAACTTTTTATATTTTTTAATTTCAATTTTAAAATAAATTTGAGAGATTCGTTAAAATATATATAAAAATAATTTAAAATATAAATGAAAAATTTAGTATAAAGAAT